CTTCCGTGTAATTGAATTGTGGGCCATTTGGATCAGCTAATGTGCCAGTTTGAATACCATATCTTGTGCCGTTATAGTCATTAAAAGGTATTACAGATAAAACATGGGTATGACCAGTAGCCATAGAAACGCCAGCATTAACAGTATTGTTTCTTCCACCAGTCCAGCCACCTTTCCAACGATGCTTAATTGCCACATCTTCATTAATCCATACTGACCAGCAAGGTTGCCATCTTGGAAAATACTCTTTTAATGATGTGCCTGGCACACCTTCAAATGCTGGCAAGAAATTAACTACATTGGCCGTAAATCGTTGATCGTGATTTCCCATTGGCCAGAACAATTTAGCCCCTTTAGCAACTTTTTCAATTTCGCCCAAATAATGCTGGCAACACTCTAATTCTTCTTTTACCGATGGTAATTTATCAAAATCCATTCTAGGATGGCGGCTGATCCCAGCACCATCAAAAGCGTCACCATTGCAAATAATTGCCGTTGGTTTAAATTCTTTAATTGATTCCAGCAAAGCCTTAAAAGCGGTGGTAGTAATATCAGGCCAAAAATGAGCATCGCTAAAAACAATAACCCTACCTTTTTCAAGATCAAACCCCCTTCTAGTATGCCCTTCTGTTTGTTGTATTTTTTTCTTTACATTAACTCGTTGATCGTTAAATGTAAGTAATTCAATACCATGCCGTGTTTCTATTGATCGTCTGCGGTTATAAATTGAACGCACATCCTGTTTATGAATTTCTGCAAATTTAGTAGGACTGCCAATCTTTTTCCATTCCTTGATAAATTCTTCATCGCTTAAATAGTAGCCAGGCATACGAATTTTCCATGTGGTAAAGTTACATAATACTAATCTATTTTAATAACAAATCAATGACTTACGCAAAAAAGACTGACAAAAACCAACAAGAAATTATGGATGCGTTGCGAAAACATGGCGCATTTGTTGTTGATATGTCAAAAGCTGGTAAGGGTTTTCCCGATCTTGTGGTTGCGTATGAGAACACAACGATTTTAATGGAAGTTAAGAGTTCGCCAAAAGCCCTATACACAAAAGAGCAATTAAAATTTATAGCTAACTGGATAGGCGGCCCATTAGTACGGGCTAATGATGTGGAATCCGCATTGCGGGTATTAAGGATGATCGATGTTGAGAAAGAAACCCAAAAAGCCGACTAAAGGCGCAAAGTATCATCATCAGCCACAAGGCCCAGTAACAAAACACATCAAAAATGAGCCAAAAATCGGTTTAGCGCATCACGAAAAGTTACATGGCGTACATCATGTGGCCAATAAACCCAAAGACCCATTAAAGCGGCACGAACATATTGCTGGTGTTCATAAGATCAAAGCGCATCATCCACATTTGCCAAAATCGTACTTTGCAACACCACCGCCAAAACTGGCAAAGCCAATAATGCCCAAAAAACCCCGAAAAGGTTGATATAATACATATACTCAAAAGGATAATATATGGCAAATGCGGCAAACAAAGTAAGACAAACATTTATTGACAAAGGTGTTTCTCAAACTTTACAAAACATTAGAGAAGCAAACCCAGATTTAAAACCTAACGAAATATCAATGGCTTTATGTTATTTGCGAAAAGCACGACATTTGAGCCGTGATTTAGTGGAATCCACATCAAAAGGTCGCAAACAAGTCTGGCTTTATACTTATCACCAAACAAAGTTGCCAAAGGATCAATATGCCAGTAGTTAAGAAATCAGATGGTTGGTATTGGGGATCAAAAGGCCCATTTGCGACTAAAACCAAAGCATTACAAGTTGGCCAAGCCGCATACGCATCTGGTTACAAGGAAGAAGGCAAGAAAAAAGGTGCTATGACATTTGCACTTGATTTCAATGGCACATATACAAAAGACCCTAAATTTTGGAATGTATTTATTGAATTAGCCCGTTTGCGTAAAGACGAAGTGTATTGCGTTACTCATAGTACCGATCCAGACGAAAATAAAGAATTATTAGGCTCAATCGGACAAATCATTGGTGAAGATCATTGCATATTTGCTGATGGTCATGCCAAGATGGAAGCCGTAAAAGCATTAGGCATTGAAATTGATGTTTGGATTGATAACAACCCAATTCATATATTCCAAGACCCAGGATATTAAAAATTAAGAAAAAAGTAATTCGGGTTACATATGAAGCCCGATATAAAGAATTATTACAAGATTATCAGCGTGTTTTGCATAAATTAGGTGAGCAAACTAAGCGAATTATTAACTTACAAAACCTATTGCGTGAAGCGGCTGAATTAATGGAAATCAATGCCATACCTACCAAACAACCAAAAGTGCGAAACACTAGGTTGCAAAAACGCAAGATCAAAGTTTAGTATTCATTGCATTGAACACGGTGGCCGTGATGTTTGGCGATTTGCCCCAAAAGAACACAGAGCAGAGAACAACGCCTATTACCAAACGCCTACATGGAAAACTATGCGAACAATGCAACTTGGCAAACAACCGTTATGCCAGGCTTGCTTATGCAAAGGAATTATTAACTCAGCCAAGCATATAGACCATCTATTCGCTTGGTCACAGATAGGCAGTCATGCCTTTTACAACAACATATTACAAAGTCTATGTGCTGAGTGTCATAGTTCAAAGACAGCACTAGAACAGAATGGTGTATATCGTCACTACACAAGCGATGGCATCAAAGACTATGCTATCCACGACTACAAGTCGATCGTGGCTCACAGCCCTGTTTAATGCCCAATACGCATAGGTTGGGAAGCATTGCTAGAAACTTAAATAATGTGGATGTTTTAAAAAGCAAACACGGAGGCTAATTTTCTACAAAAGACAAAGTATGAGGGGGGGTATATAATAATACGCATGGAAAACAAACCAACTGAGTTGCGCTTAGTCGAAGGGAATTCCCTAAGTGTCAATTTGCGTAAAAGAATTCCCTATGCTGAGTGGATGGAAAATCCTTTAGCCTGGGACAAAAAGAAATTCACCCAAGAAACTGCCGATTACATATATGACAGTTACGGGATATATGATGACCAGAACAAACATACACTAAGTATGCTGGCAGACCAAATTGAAACCTATGTGAGTTGTAATATTGGCTTGATTGGTGCAGACCTAATAATATCTACCAACGATGGCAAGACCCTTGCACCAAATCCATTGATTAGTATTAGGGATAAGACATTGACACAAATCGTAAGGCTGATGAACGAATTAGGGCTAACCCCTAAGTCTAAGTTAGTAAAGACTAATATAAGAAAAGAATCGCCAGTTGCAAGATTAGCCGCTGGCCCATTGGCTAGATGAATTGGGAATTAGGGGTTCAATACGCACACGATGTAATCGATGGCAAAATTAATGTTTGCCGAAATGTTCGTTCATCTTGTCAACGATTTTTAAATCAATACGCTAATACAGAATGGGATTGGATTTTTGATCCTAGATTCCCCGCCCATGTGCTAGATGTTGCATCGCACATGAAACACACTAAAGGCCCTGATGCTGGCAAGCCGATAGTATTAGACCCATTCCAAATTTTCTTTATTTGTGCCGTTTATGGATTCCGTAAAAAAACGGATGTATCTAAACGGATGGTTACGGATGTAATACTCTACATTCCCCGTAAAGCTGGTAAGTCCACACTAACGGCCATCATTGCTCTTTACGAATTAAAGTTTGGCGAAGTTGGTGCAGAAGTATTTACTTTGGCAACTAATCGTGAACAGGCAACGATTGTGTTTGATGCCGCCAAAGGATTTATTGAAAACTTGCCACCAGAAGCGCAATCATGGTTTGAAGTTAGTAAATACGAAATTAAAAACTCTGGCGATTCGCAGTCAATGTTTAAAGCGTTATCCCGTGACACCAAAAAAACTGGTGACGGTAAAAACCCATCATGCGTAATCGTGGATGAAGCCGCCCAAATCGTAGATCGCAATTCTATTGAAGTATTACATTCTGGTATGGTTGCCCGTCAAAATCCGTTGCGCATATACATCACTACCGCCAGCTTTACTAAAGACACCAAGTTTTATGAAGATATGTCGATGTTTGAATCGATGCTTAATGGCGAAGCAACTGATAACCCAAGATGGTTTGGTTTGCTTTATGGCTTAGACCCAGAAGATGATTGGAAAGACCCTAAGACCTGGGCAAAGGCTAATCCCATGCACGGCATATCTGTATTTGAAGATGCGATTGCCCAGCGTTGCGAAGAAGCCAAACACAAACCAGCCGCACTTAATGAATTTTTATGTAAGACACTTAACATATTTGTTAGTGCCAATAGCGCATGGATTGACAGAAATTACTGGGATGAATCTGCCGATATATT